AACACACTATGCTCGTTACCCGTCTATTCACAACGTCCGGAGCCGCCACTTCTGCTACTGTCGCACCAAAGATGCTTTACAACGAGGACGGAATCTTGCAGATTCAGGTCCACAGCGGCTCTCCTGTCGTTGTGTTGCAAGGCCGTCTCAGTCCTGATGCCCCATTCTTTGATGTAGTTCTGAATTCAGCAGGATCAACCTCGGCTACTGCCAGCGGCTACTTCAATGTGCCCCTGTTTCCAGAGATGCGCTGCGTCATTACGGGCACTGCCTCGGTCAGTGCATGGCTTGGAGACTAATATGGAACAGAAACTCCTACAGGACCTACACAACGCCGTGGTGCGCACCCTTCTCGACCGTATTGCGTCAGGGGAGGCCACCGCGGCTGATCTAGGAGTTGCACGGCAGTTGCTCAAGGACAATGGCATCGATGCGTCGGCCAAGAACGGCCAACCCATCCTGAAGTTGCATGAGTCCCTGCCGTTCGACCCCGCTGAGGACGAACCTAAGTATGGAACTTGACCCAAGACTAAAAGACTTTCGCAACTTTCTGCACATGGCTTGGAAGCACCTTGGGCTGCCCAAGCCAACCCCGATGCAGTATGACATTGCCAAATACCTTCAGGGAGGTCCTCGACGATGCGTTGTCGAAGCCTTCCGTGGGGTTGGTAAGTCCTATGTGACATCAGCCTTCGTATGCCACCAACTACTGTTGGATCCCACGAAGAACATCCTCGTTGTCAGTGCGTCTAAACAACGCGCTGATGACTTCTCTACATTCACCCTGAGACTGATTGAGGATATGCCCATTCTTAATCACCTACGTCCTAAGGACAACCAGCGTTACTCCAAGGTCTCCTTCGACGTTGGTCCTGCACCGGCACAACACGCTCCCTCAGTTACCTCTAAGGGGATCACTAGCCAGATCACTGGTAGCCGTGCAGACTTGATCATTGCGGATGACATTGAGGTGACCAACAACTCCATGACGCAAGTCATGCGGGAGAAACTGTCGGAGACGGTCAAGGAGTTTGACGCCGTTCTCAAGCCCGGTGGGCGAATCATCTACCTAGGTACACCGCAGTCAGAGAACTCCATCTACAACCTGCTGCCTGACCGTGGGTACGAGATCAGGGTATGGCCCGCACGTGGTCCTGATGAAAAGCAGCGCATCGCCTACGGTGATCGTCTTGCTACCAGCCTGAAGGACGTCCCAGCAGGTAAACCGACCGATCCAGATCGATTCGATGAGAACGAGTTGATCGAACGTGAACTGTCGTGGGGTCGATCTGGCTTTGCCCTTCAGTTCATGCTTGACACCAGCATGAGCGATGCTGATCGATTCCCATTGAAGATTAACGATCTTATTGTCATGGATTGCAATCCAGAACTTGCCCCCGAGAAACTGATTTGGGGCACCAGTCCAGACCTAGCCCATAAGGAATTGACATGCGTGGGATTCAACGGGGATCGCTATCATCGTCCAATGTCCATCGTAGGGGACTGGATCGCGTACACGGGCTCTGTAATGGCCATCGACCCAAGCGGTCGAGGCGCGGACGAGACAGCCTACGCTGTGGTAAAGATGCTAAACGGGACGCTGTACGTGACCTCAGCCGGTGGCATCCCCGGAGGTTACTCCCCGCAGACCTTGGGAATGCTTGCGGACATTGCCAAGAAACAGAAGGTGAACCAGATCATTGTTGAAGCGAACTTCGGCGACGGGATGTTTACTGAACTGCTCAAGCCTGTGCTTGCCAAAGTCCACCCGTGCATCGTTGAGGAAGTAAAGCATTCGATCCAGAAGGAACGCCGCATCATTGACACGCTTGAGCCGGTGATGAACCAGCACAAACTGGTCTTTGACACCAACGTGATCAAGTATGACACGGCTTCTGTTCGGGATATGCCCACTGAGAAGACTCTTCAGTATCAGTTGATGTACCAACTAAGCCGGGTCACACGCGCCCGTGGGGCCCTTGCTCACGATGACCGTTTGGATGCCGTAGCAATGGGGGTTGGTTATTGGTCTGAGAAGATGGCTCAGGATTCAGATAAGAAGATGGCTGTACGTAAAACAGCGATGCTGGACAAGGAACTGCGGGACTTCATGAAGAACGCCGTGGGCTACAAATTACGGCCAACTACGTGGATGTAAAATGGCTAACTCTAAGGAATCTCTAGATAAACTCTAGGGTAAATCCTTAACAAAACACCAGAAAAGGATATAGGTCAATTCCCATGCCTAGTAGAGACTATGCCAAAGAGTACCGAGAGTACCATGGCAAACCAGAACAGATTCGTAACCGAGCCAAGCGCAACGGTGCCCGTGGGCTTGCCATCAAAGATGGGCGGGTCCGTAAGGGCGATGGTAAAGAAGTAGACCACATCCGTCCTTTAAGTAAGGGCGGGGGCAACCACCGGAGAAACCTTCGCGTGGTTTCTCGAAAGGAAAACCGAACTAAGGGAAATAAGTAATGCCAAAGCATGCCACAAACTCAAACCGAAGATTTTGGATGTTCTATTCCAGATATTTTCCTGCTGGAGTGTCTAAGATCCTATACACGGGACTAGGTGCCGCCGGTGGTACTTACATTGATATTCTTACAGGTGTTACATCGTCAACTGCAACCTCCTATTCCGACATCATTCAAGGCGGTTCTTCGTAACCTTAGGGAAAACATATGGCAACTATTAACGCAAACATTTGCATTCGGCGAGACACGGCAGCAAACTGGACATCCAACAACCCAACCCTACTGGTCGGGGAAATGTGTTATGAAACCAATACCGGAAAGTTCAAGGTTGGTACAGGTACTACTTGGAATGCCACCAGTTATGGAAACTCAAACTTTCTCGCGTCTGGTACCGGTGCAGTCACACGGACTATCGACTCCAAACTTGGAGACACGCTCAACATTAAGGACTATGGCGCTATTGGAGACGGGACTCTCCACACCGTGGCCGAATGGATTCCAAGTAGATACGCAAACCTTACAGCCCTGCAATCGGACTACCCTTTCGTAACCGGTACGGGATACTCAATTGATTTGGCGGCAATCAACAAAGCCCTTCTCTTGTTTAGCCTGTCACGCCTAAGCCCACCAGCAGCAGGGGGTACTTCGCTAACTGGTTGGGGAATGGGAAAGATATATATCCCGCGTGGCAACTACGTCATAAACGACAAAATCTATGTTTCAAATGGAACATCAAGTACGGACCCAATCTCTGCTATTGGTTTGTGCTTCCAAGGTGATGGAATGTGGGCAACCAACATCATCTACAATCAAAGCAGCGGGGATATGTGCCACTTAAAAATCTGCCTCAATGTTTATTTTGCAGATATAAGTTTTATCAACACAACGGCTGCTGCTCGAAACACTTGGACGAGCAACGCATTCCGAATCCAACCAGAGGGCGGCGGGAAACTGTTCCAGATGGACAGGTGCTATATGCGGAATTTCCACATTGGTATCAATCTTACAGGAACCGAAAACAACGACACCACCAGAATAAACAATTGTTTCTTTGAAGATCAAAACACTTTTCTATTTACTCGAAACAACCAAGCAGTTATCAATGAGATAAACAGTACCACTGTGTACTTCGCACGTACTGCTGTGTTTGATATTGCTGGATTTGGATATACCACCGTAAACAACTGCGACATTATTAGTTCGGGTACTGTTTTGAACTTGGCTTTTGCTGCTGGTGTAACAGGTCCTGCATCTCAGTACACGTTTATTAATACCAAGATGGAGTTCTTAAATGCTTCGGGCACAGGATCAAACGGAACAACCAAAATTGTTGTAACTGAATCTAACCAACAAAATCAGAACCATATCCGAATGATTGGTTGTGGGATTGCAGGCGGTTCACCAGACCCAAGCATCTTCCAATTTGATTTGCAAGGTGGAACTACAACCCTAGACATCAATGGTGGTGCGTGGGGTGACACCAACGGCGTTCTTAAAATAAGAACCAAGGCTTGGCTTGGACGTGGGCCTACTTTCGCAAATCAAAACTGGGTTAAGTTTGAGAACTGCATAACAAGCCCAAGCAAAACCATCACTCGGATATCTAACGGTGTTGATACTTTTGAACAACAGATGCCTGTGATCTGGAGGAACTGCGCTTCGACCACTGACATTTGTATGTACAGCCCAAGTACTGCAAACAATTTAAGTACACCAGTTGGTAACGGATTGGATCGAAATAACAATTCTCGAAACTTCAATGGATGGATTGCAGGTGGCGGAGCCGCTTTCCCAACAGGCGCAACAATTCATGATTTTCCTACCAATGGGCAAACAGTTCTTGTTCAAAAAATCTACGCTATTGCCTCAACTTTCTTTTCAGGGGTAAGAGACGTTAGACTTCAAGCGTTTAGCGACGCCGGATTAACTAATCAAATTGGATCAACAGTTACAACAACATTTGGCGCTGATCCTACTGCTCCATTTGTCATGGAGATAGTGGTTCCGGCTGGAACCTTTGTAACCAATGGAGTCTGGGTACGTATGTGGCAAAACAACGTAAATCAGTTACTTTCGGGAATGGTCTACGTTGATACGGTAAGCGTGTAACTACTTATCCGCAACCTAAATAGGGGGCCCCATGGCCAAAGGTGACCGCATCTTGAATATCAGGGGACAGAAGTGGCGGATCCGCTTCGTCCCATTCCTAGGTGATGCTGAGGGTGTCTGTAACAAGCCTGAGCGAACCATTAGGATCGCTCTAGGTAAATCAGACCAAGACACCCTAGACTCCATCATCCATGAGATCCTGCACGCTGCCCTGTGGGATCTTGACGAACACGCCGTGCACACCACGGCAAATGCTATTGCAGAAGCCTTATGGAAACTTGGGTACAGTCGTAAGACACCCCCATAAGCCTGTTACAAACTCCTAGTGGTCCCCGGTTCCCTAACCGGTCCGGGGACTTTTCAATCAAATCCCGTTGATCTAATCTCCCGACATCCCCGGCTAAGATCGGGTATAAGTAAGATTCCACTTCGTGGACATGTGGGTGATGGGAATCCCACACGGGGCATAGTGTATGATGGTTTCATGAACGATCCTTATCGATTACTGACCCCATCCGTCATCTCTTTCTCCGGTGGCCGTACCAGTGCCTACATGCTCCGCAAGGTCATGGATGCCCATGGTGGCGTTTTGCCACACGACATTATCCCTGTGTTCGCTAATACTGGTCTAGAGCACCCCGCTACCTATGACTTTATTATGGACATCATGTACAAGTGGGCAGTACCCATCCATTGGATTCAGTGGATGCCAGACAAGCCCCTTGTCCAAAGGGTGACTCCTGAAGAAGCAGACCGTACAGGGATCATATACGAGCGATTAATCGAGAAGCGTAAGTTCCTACCCAACACCCTAGCCCGGTTCTGTGCCACAGAACTCAAGGTGCTGGCC